AAGAAGAAGAACGTAAATTAGAAAACACACTTCAATTTATGGATAATAAGAACAAATTTTTTGATTTTGCTGATAGTGAAAAACCTACCAAAGTCACATAACAAGTTCCGATTGCGCCGGCCCAATTCGGGTAAAGCAGATGTATAGCATACACGGTCGTGTATTGTGAAAAGCTGTGAGTTTTAGTTGGAGTGCCTTTCCTCTATCTACGACTCAGGCCGGCTGACCAACAAAGGAGGAAACAATGAAACTAGATGAAATAAAAAAAGCAGTTGACGAGGGTAAACCTGTCAAGTGGGGCAATAAACAGTATGACGTGATTAAAGATAATATTGGTCAATACATGATTGTTTGTCGAACGAACTATCATACAATTGGTTTAACGTGGACAGATGGTGTTACTTTAAATGGTAGACCCTCTGAATTTTATGTAGCGAAAAGACCATGAAATTTCAACCTGTATATGAATATCAAGACGGTCGAGGTCATTCCATACGCTATTCACATCAACGTGATAAAAGACGCAGAGCGAGGAAAAGAGCCGAGAAACTAATGGGTAAAAGTTATTTTACAAACCCTAAGGAATCATTAGAATTGTCTCATGAATATAAACATGATGACAGAAGACCTAGAGTCTCTAATCTCTAGGCGTATGGTGCTTGATCTTATTGATTATGATAAAGACTACTTTAAGAATAAAAAACATAAAGTAGAAGCACTTCGGGCCTGTGCTGATCTTTGGGACCACGAGCTCGTGGGTGATACCAAGGATTTACAGGAAGCAACACGCCGTTTAATTGTACAAAAATTAAGTAAACTCAAGGACGGAAATGTGTTATCTTTCCCAAGATGATCAAAGATATTGTAACTAATGTAGAAATCTTCACGAAAGTGTCTAATCCACCAGAGATGCAGGAATACTTGATGTATCGTGTATTATATCGGGACGGGACGAGTGAGGAATTTACCCACGATCAGTGGCATAAGATTGTAACTAGGGGTTCTGGAGCCTTGAATCAAGGCTCACCGACCACCACATAGTCTTATTTCTTTTCTGATATTTGCGCCTGTAACAGAGCAATGACTATGTACGCTTCTTCTAATTTCTTTTCTAATTCTTGCATGATAAACCTCCCTTATATGCGTTAGTGCGTACCTATTACCATATCAAAGTCCGTTTTAATAAGTCAATAAATCTTTGCGCTTGACATTTATTTTTGTTATGTTCCTAGTAGTACAAAGACTATAAACCACGAACCAAGGAGCAAAACAATGGGCTTAGAAAATATTAAAGAAATTATAGAAGAAATTCTTAAAGGTAAAAAAGTTGATATTCCAAAACAACTTTCACCCGAAATTATGAAAAAACTTAAAGCAAGGATGAACAAAAATCCTGGTGCAGTTCAATCTACTAAATCACTGAAAACAGAGTCAGATATTAAGAAATTAAGGGAATTTGTTGTTAAACCTCCAGTAAAATCAGCAGAGGGACCAAAGAAGCCTACATTAAGAGGATTCTTTAAAGACGAAGGAAAAGCACCTGTTGAAAAGAAAAAAGGTGGAGAAGTTAAAAAGAAATCTAAAAAGTCTGGTAGATTAGCAAAAAGAGGATACGGTATATCAAGGTAAAACTATGCCTGTAACATTTAAAAGAGGTGAGGCAACAAGGGTATATAGTCCTTCAAAGTCTAGCTCTAGCTCCGGTTATACTCCAGGACAAAGAGATCAGTACAAAGAAGATCGTTTTAACTATGCTCAAAGAGAAAAAGAAAGAAACAAAAAATCTAGTTCCAGTGGTATAGAAAGTTTTTTAAATAAGGGTAAAGCCGAAAATGTAATTAAGGGTAATGACTTCGCTTCTGACTTACAAAAATCATCTCAATATCTTTATTCTCAACACCCCTACGCTCAAGCTTTAAAAGAAAAATATAATCTTGATGATGATGATCTTATTAAATTACGGATAGGTGTAACTATGCCAGGTCATGGAAATCAAATTAGAGATGTTTTTGAAAAAAAAGGTGGTCCACGAGATATACAAGTAGCTCAAATGCAACAGAACATGATGCCTAATGTAGGTGGTGGTGGTATTTATACAGATCCTAAATTTGTTCAAAAAAATTATTTTAAAGAAGGTATGAAAATGTCGGATACATATAATCCTTTTGAAGAAGGATCATTTAAAGGATATTTGACTAAGAACATTCAAAACATGCCTGCTTTTAGTCTAGCTAATTCTATTTTTGGTAGTGATAGAGGACAACAAGGGTATTATTACGCACAAAATGAACTTGGTTTAGGTGGTGATGACGCTAAAAATTATGCAGCAGCTGTTGCTAATAATCCACAACTCTATGATCAAATAATGACTACACCTCGAATGCAAGACTATCAATTCAATCGCTTTGTAACAGGAACACAGAGAGATTTACGTGATAAAAAAGATAATGGTATTATGGATATACCAGCCGTTGAGCCTGCGCCGTATGATTTTGTGAGTGATAATCCTTTTTTTAATTGATGTCTTTTAAATCGACTTCAGCTATTTCTGTAATCTTCTTGATCATTCCTTTAGGGACCGTGGTCCCCCGACCAAAAGTTTTAGATGACGGAATCCAATCCGCAACAACAGTGACAGAGTCTATCTCTTCTTTTAAGATTAACCCAAAACTCCAAACCAGGGGCGGCGGTTCAAGGTCTTTAATGTCTTCTTGTTCGTACCAACCAGTCTGATGTTCAATAGTATCATCCCAATCAATCCTTACCAATTTCATGTAAATCACTATATATATTATTCTACACAAATTAAATCTAAAACCGTCCGAAAACAACGAAATCGGTTTACATATTTACAATATAGTAAAAACATATATATATCGCGGGTTCCCTCTGTAAATAAGTTGTCATCTCGTTGTAAACGGATCGCCTTTGGTTTACACAGTTTGTTGAAAAATAAGGCTTTTTGGAGGGTCTTCAGTTAAAAAATGGAAAAAACTACATCAAAAAAACAGGTAAAAATGCTCGAATTGACCCCAAAACAGCAGAAATTTGTCGATATTTTCATCGAAAAAGGGCATTTGCAGAGTGCAAAACAGTGCGCAATTGATGCTGGATACGCTGAAAGTGGCGCTACTGTGAACGCAAGTCAATTACAAAACCCTAAATACTACCCACATGTTGTTGCTGAAATGGATAGAAGACGTGCCGAGTTGGCCCGTAGATACTCCATTACATATAAATCACATGTGCAAAAACTAGCAGAACTAAGAGATTCAGCAGAAGCAGCTGGTAATTACACTGGAGCTATTGCTGCCGAAAAGTACCGAGGTATGGTGGCTGGCTTATATATTGACAGGAAAGAAATCATGCATGGCACGATTGATCAAATGTCTGTAGGAGAGGTAGAGGATAAATTAATTGAACTTAGAAAAAAATTATCCATTCAAGGAGACTATGAAGTTATTGAACAAGACGCATCTGAAGGGTCACTTATCGGAGAGCATCGCGATGACTTACCTACTGAAGAAGGGGAATTTAGTCTTCAAGACGATACATGATACTGGTTGTGTAGATATTGTTGCCATTGATAAGCGTGGAAAAGTGCATTTGTATGATGTCAAAACAGCTGCAAAATATCTAAATGGTAAGAAAAAAGGAAGACAAATTAATAGAATATTAACTCCATTACAAAAGAAACTCAGAGTTGAGTTATTGATGGTGGATTTAGATGAAGAAAGGTGCTGGATAATTAAACATGGCGGAAGAGAAGAATCTTTACAAACAACTAAAAAATAACACAAAATCAGTCATTTGGACAAGAATTGAAACATCAACGGGACTGGGTGTGCCTGACTTGTTTGGTTTTTACAGACGTGGCTTTTGGCTAGAGCTTAAACAAATAATCAATAACAAGCTTAACTTCTCAGCACATCAAATTGCGTGGATTCACAGGCATTATTCTGCTGGCTGTCCTGTGTTTGTACTTGCCAGAGACCCTCTTACGAAGGGGGCCAAATTATTCTCAGGGTCCATTGTCCGTGATCCCGTCTCCATTAGCGATAAGTCTCCATTATGCTCCATCACACGATCGACCACAAACCCCGGATGGGATCTCCTGATGCACCTGCTGGCAGCCTGGACTCCTGACCACGGGACAAGTACCAAGCTCCATTGAATCTCCATTCTCCATCACCTGACCACTTGCTCCATCCCTAGGTCTTAACAGAGCATCCCGCAGCCAGTCCCAGGATGGCTGTGCTGGTTGACAGCAGGAGTACATTGTGCTAATGGATAAGTCTTCCTTCTTTGTTTAAGTTAGCCA